TTACTGAAGAGTCAAAGAATAGACAAATACAAATTGACCAAGCTTTGTTTGATGCAAAATTAGAACTTGCTAATAGTATAGGGAATATCTTTGGAGCTATATCTGGACTGTTTGAAAAAAACATAGCCGCACAAAAAGCCTTTGCAATTGCTGAACTTGCTATTAATACCGCTACTGCATACGTGAAAGGATTGGCTATTGCACAAAGTGCTTCAATCCAAACAAGTCCTTTTGCTTTTCCTTTGTTTTATGCTTCACAAGTGAGTGCGATTTTAAACGCAGTTGGAAAAGCGAAAAGCATTTTAAAAGCTGGTCCTAGTGTTTCAGCTCCATCGATACCAACAACAAAAAGCGGTGGGGGTTCAAACAATGCAATTAGTGACAATAATTCAACAGATCAAACTTCTCAAAATGTTATTAAAGTAGTGGTGTTGGATTCGGATATAACCAAGCAACAACAACAGACTACGAAGGTAAAAGCGGTCAGTACAATTATTGGATAAAAAAAAATAAAAATAAATTTGTTTATATTAAAAATTTTATTATTAACTTTGGATTTATGTTACCATTCTACGAATTGATAATTGATGATAGTAAAGAAAGCGGTGTTGATTTCAACTCGCTAGTAGAATATCCTGCTCACCAAAAAAACTTCATAGCTTTTAATAAAGATGAAAAAAGGTATTATTTTAATGAAGAAAAGAAAATAGTATTTGGTGTTATGATGGCGGCTAATTTGCCAATATTCAGAAACAATCCGTATGATCATTATGTAGTTTTTAAACCTGAAACAATTTCACAGATTAGAACTAAATTCCACAAACTAGGATTTAAGGATAATGTGAATGCAGAACATAACAAACAGGTTAAGGGTGTTCGAATGATTAAATCTTACATCCTTACTGATTTAAATTTATTGCCTGAAGCTTTTAAAAAACAAAATATAAATCAAGGCTCATGGCTTGCAGCGTACAAAGTAGATAGCCCTGCCATTTGGTCGAAGATAAAAAAAGGTGAATTCAATGGCTTCTCTGTTGAGGGCTGGTTTGAAAAAAAAGAATTGCAACTAAAAAAAAATAAATAAATATGAAAAAAACAATTTGGGAATTGATGGGGTTTTCGTCTGAAGATGAAAAAATCGAAATTGTATTTTCAGAGGTGAGTACAGTTGATGGTGTTGTTTTAAGCTACGAGGGAGATTTTGTAGTAGGAACACTTTTAACAGTAAGCGCGGAAGATGGTGCAATGATGCCTGCTCCTGCTGGTCCACACCAAGTGGATGTTGAGGGAGTGATTAAAATGATTGAACTTGATGAGTTAGGAGCAATCCTTTCGATTGAAGATGTTGTTGAGGAGCCAATGGCTGAAGAAACAAACACAACAGAAGAGGTGATGAGCCAAGTAGCTGAAGTGTTGAAAGTATCTTTGGAAGATATTAACGCTCGCTTTACAGCTTTGGAAAACGAACTAAAAACTTTGAAAGAAATCAAAGAAAGTAAATTTAAAAATGAATCAAAAAAAGTAACTGAAGAAAAGCATTTGTCTATTTCTGAAATTTTAAAAAATAAATAAAAATGGGAAAATTTGAAAAAACATTAAAAGAAAAATTTGGTATCAACGTTGCTGGCTTGGCTGCTTGGACTGATAACACATTACCAAACATTGAAAGTGATTTAATTGCTAACTCTGAATTTTTATCTATGCTTTCTTTGGAAACAGGATTGAAAGGAACAAGAGAAATAGCTCTTTTATCAATGAGTGTTCCTTTGAAAGCGAAAGCGGCTTGTACTCCTTCACCTGATGGATCGGTTGTATTGACTAAAAAGAATTTATCAACTGTTCCACTTTACCAAGGTGTTACATTTTGTAATGAGTCTTTAAATTCTACAATGTACCAAGTGTTAAACACTTTGGGAATGAAAATGCAAAATGGTCAATTGCCAGCTGATTTAGAGGTTATTGTAATGTCTTATTTACTTAAGATGTCACAAAAGAAAGCTCAAGATTTAGTATGGTTGGGGATTATCGGTTCTGGTAATCCTGATTTAGTTCACTTCAATGGATTGAACAAACAGTTTTTAGATGATGCTGCTATTTTGAAAACTACTACTACTTATGCGACAGTAGATTCAACAAATGCTTATTCTGCTGCGGTTGAGGTTTACAAGGCTATCCCTGCTGATTTATTAGATTCTGGTAAAGAGGTTGTAATATTCACTGGACGTACTGAAGCTTTAAACATTTTAGCTCAATACAATGCGGCTAATCCTTACACTCAAATCACACCTGAAAATATCGGAGGGTCTTTAAAATTCTTATTACCTTTGACAAATATTTATGTTCAGACTGTACCTCAATTAAATGGCTTGAATTTAATTTATGCGTTCGCTCCTTCTTATGTTTTCCTTGGTGTAGATTCTCCAGAAGATCAATCATTTGATGTTAAATACAATGATTATACTGAAGAGTTGAAAGCTGAAGCTTCATTTAGGTTGGGTGTGACTTATGTTTTCCCACAGTACATCGTAAAACTTAAAAAATAATGGCTTGTGAAGTAGTTTCAGGATTCAGTAATAACGGCGTTTGTGATTCACAAGCTGGTGTAAAACAATGGTACGTTGCATCAACTGTTAATATTGCATCTAAAACAGTAGTGGCGGGAGCTATTACTGCAATCACGATGGTGGCAACAAAGAAATTTTATCCTATCACTTTGGATATGCAACAAAGTTTCTTTAACGATCAAGCTGTCGGATCTCGTGAGAACGCTTCTTATGCTCGTGAACAATCTGCAACAATGAAATTAGCGGGTAATACCGCTAGTGATATTGTAGCACTTGAAGCAATGGGGCAAGGAAGAGTTACTTTAATCGCTGCATTGCAAGACGGTACTTACGAGGTATTAGGTCTTACAAATGGTATGAAAATGTTAGAAAATAGGACTTCAGGTCAAGCAATGGAAGATTTTAATGGCAATGAACTTGTTTTTTCAGGTAAAGAGCCTGCAAAAGCTCCAAAGATTGCTATTGGTCTTATAACTCCAATAATCTAATTAGTATTAATTCATTAAGAGGGGTCTAAAAAGCCCCTTTTTTTTTACTTAAATATGGAATATAAAGAGAATTACAAGAATAATTTTACCTATTTTTATAAAATAAAGGAATATGTACTTTGTAACGATGAAAATAAAGAATTTTTATTTAATTTAGCACCTGAAATCTTCGTTGAAAATGATGACAATAATCCAAAAAGTACAATCGAATCAAATTTGCCTAACACTTCAGGAGAAAACAACGATTGATATTCCAAAAAATTATTTATTTAGGTTTATTTCAGAACAAAATAGGGTTGAATACAAATGTTATTTAACTGATATATCTATTTCACCATCACGATTTAACCTATTTAATTTTATTGAATCAACAAATTTGACTTTAAAGCTTGGGGATTATATTTTAAAAGTGTATCAAATGCCAAACGGTGGGAGTGTTGACTATACCCTTGGTAATCTTTGCGAAATAACAAAATGCAAAGTGATTACAACGCCAACTTCAACAAGTGCTTATAATGCTATAATAACATCACAAATTTATGATTGAAAGAATTGAATTTAGGGAAGCACACATTCCAGAACCTATTGAGATAACGGGAAAAAACGAGTGGATTTCGTGGGGGTCTGATAATTTGTATGCTCAATTTTTGATAGGTTTATACTATAACTCAAGTATTCATGGAGGGATAATAAATTCAAAAACAAAATATATTTTTTCAGATGGTATAGATTATAAAGGTGCTGATTTACAAAAATGGGAACTAATCAAAAAGAATGGGAACGCCCCTTATAGCTTTAATGAGATTGCTGCTTTTTGCGTAAAAGATTTTGAGTTATTAGATACTTTTTGCGTTTTGTTTAGATTGAATCCAATTAGTAAATTTTATGATATGCACCATGTTAGTGCGGAGCTTGTAAGAATAGGAGAAGATCAAGAATACTTTTTTTACTCAGAAAATTGGAAAGATAGATTACAAACATTTGAAAAAACTGGATACAAAAAAATAAAAAATATAAATGATTTTCAACGTGGGGATAAAGAGGTTATGCTTTATGTTTCTTCAAAGGCTAAGCAATTTCAGATGTCTACTGGAAAATTAACAAAGAACACATATCCGATAGTTAGCTATTCGGGTGCGATTTCTTCAATCATGGCTAGTATTGAGATGAATCAATTTAGTTACTTTGAAGCGGTGAACTCATTTAAAAGTGGCACATTAATATCGGTAAACAATGGAGTGCCAAACTCGGAGGATGAACGCAAACATATTTTAAAAGAATTAAAAGAGGGTGCAACTGCTAAGAATAACCAAGGCGGTATAACAGTTATGTTTTCGGATGGTAAGGAACGTGAACCTACAATTT